ATAAACTTTACTTATAATTGTCACCTCCAAAAATATACTTAACGCCACCACAATTTATTCGTGATATAGACTAGTCACCATATTGGTCAATATTTCCCATACCATCATCAAATTCATTGTCATTGGCTAAATAATTATAAAAATAGAAGTCCATATCAGTATCATCACCCTCTATCATAAAATACTCATCGAAGTATTTCTTCATATGCTCCCTAGCTAATGCATTTAATCTCTCAACCTCATCATACTCATCTTCATCTAAAGATCCCCCTTCATCCACACTCTCAACGTAAGCATCAAAATTATCCTCCAACTCTGTTAGAGTTTCATCATTTGTATAATTACTACCTCTATGTCGAATTGATTTTATGGCAAATCTGATGGCCCTTGCTTCAGCCAAACGCTTTCGTCGAGCTATTTTAATTTTATCTTCAAGTATCGTATTTGCGTTGCTTTGATTCATTTTAGATTTTTCTATATTAGTATTTGGCAATTCATCAATATTCAATTCATCCAAAAACGAAGGATTAAAATCGGGTAGTTGGACAACAGTTTCTTCTTGTTGCGCCACCACCAGAGCTTCGATGTGAAATTTACTACTTTCGACAAACTTTTCTTTGTCTAGAGTATTAAAATTCAACATTTCAATTTCTGATGGTAATCGAAGATTAATCATTCTAATAAATTCATCATCTTTGACTAATTCTTCAATATCCTCCTGACCTAAAACTCCTAACTCGTCTGGCGACAATTTCCAAGTACTGGAGATCTGCTTAGCCAACTCTTTATAAGTCGACCTCAAAAATTCTCCAAATTCCTTGTGTAACCACGCACCAGACATATATATACCTAATATTCTCTCTAACCTATTCCTCACAGCTCCTAAACCACCGAATTGTGACTTTGGACACACTAGTGAATTCGAAAATTTGAACATTTTTAATGGTTGAGCCACTAAACCCGTCAAATCTCCAACTTCCTTATGTACTATTGTGCTCCCCAAAAATGGTAATGGTACACCATCTTTATGTAATTCAGCGATCTTACCCTTGAAAATAAACTCGTGATACTTCTCATAAACCTCCCCTTTCTCCATATTTGCTACATCAAACGAAAAACCTTCCATATCTTTCATAACATAACCCATCTCTTTCTTTATCATATCTAATATTCTCGCAATATGTTGCAAGATATTCCCAATATTTATTTCTGCAGAATGATTCCGTACATATCTATCTACTTTAGCTTGTATTAACGTTGAATGTATTATATTAAATATTGTTGTTCCTGGTACGCCAGAGCATAAACCAGTTAATTTTCTCAATATATATGAACCATTAATATGTAAATCATGTGTATAAGCCATAACACACAACAGCATCACCGCTCTTTTCCAGGTTTTTGGAGCATTTTTAAATTTATTTAACAAATACTTAATATCCTCCACTGCTGCTGCTGAACTTGTACACAAATCCATACTCTTGATATCTGGGTGCAATCTGACATACTCTCCCTTAATATAAAACATCCACTGTTGGTCATCACCATATGACATGGCTTTAAATCCAACCCCTTCTTTATCAATACATCCACCACCATCAACTGCCCAATCGACCATCGAGCTTGCTCCACCATAGAACGGAGAATAATGGTATGCGGAATTACTATCGGAATTTTGTTGAAAATTTAAAAGATTCTCTTCTATCGGGTGTATCGCATATTTAAATACCAACCTTAATGCTAGTGGCATCACAACATACGGTCTAACTTTCTCCCAATACTCTTCTCTAGGCATATTCTCAAATTTTCTTTTTAACATAGCGGTTGACAAGTCTCTCCTCTTTGAAAAGAATTGAAACATGTGAACTATTACGTCTTTATCATCTACAGGTTTTTCTAACTCAGAAAGAATCAGGTTCGCATCTTTTATAGCGTGATCTATCAATAAACCATCTTGATAGTCATCTTGTACTTTTGGCACTACACCCTTTTCTGCATAAAAGGCATAGGGCAACCCAGCATCGGCTTTGACATTCATCCTTTGGATACAAGGTGAATCATCATTTAATCTAGTTTCGAAAACGTAGTTTGAATTATTTACTGGTAAGTGTTTATTCAAATAAATCCTGTCCATAACACTCACA